CAACCTGCTGGTGTTCCTAAGCCTCCTGTTGAGGAAGCTCCTGCTCTTAAGTCTCGTGAAGACTTCAAGAAGGCTATCCAAGACAAGGAAGAGCAGATTGTTAAGCTGGAAGAGTTGGCTGACAACACTCCCAATCCAGATGAAGCCAGTCGTTTTCAAGAACAAGCCAACAAGCTTCGTCAAGAGTATGACCAACTCCATAAGGATATACCACCAGTTCAGTTTAAGAACCCCGAGAAGCCTAACTGGGAAGAATTGCACGATCATCTATGGGGCGCTAAGACTGTTGGTGAAGCCTTTGATCGTATTGCTCAAGCTGGCGTAGGCTCTAAGGGCCAGAAGCTGTTACTAGCTGCTCTCAATCGTTCTGAGTTTATTCGTAAGGCTTCTCTCAATCTCCACGACGATCTCATTTCTTATGTGGATAAGAATGGAGTAGAGCAGAAAGATGCTGCTGGTCTATATACAGGCAGTTCTCACAACCTTGATTTAGGTAAAAATGGCAACCTACAAGTATTCCTACATGAGTCTGTTCATGCTGGTACTCACGCTCTTATTGAGTCTGGTAAATCCAAAGCTGCTGTTGAGCTAAAAAGGCTTCTAGACTTCCATAAGGACAGTCTTGGTGTTGGTGCAGATGAAGCTGTTGCTAAGTTTCAAGCAGCTAATCCCAAAGCCACTGTCAAGGACATTGCGAACTATCGCAAGTATGTCGAGTACGGTATCACTAATGAGCATGAGTTCATTGCAGAAGCCTTTACCAACAAGGATTTCCAAGAGATATTGTCTAAACTTCCTGCTGATCCCAATCGCCCTGTCTCTAAGCTCCACAACTTATGGGAGTCCTTTAAGCAAGCTATTGCTGATGGGCTAGGTCTTAAGGATCGTACTGCTCTTGATGATGTCTTGGATACTGGTACTAAGCTTATTGAAGCTTCTCGTAAGAGAGATGTTACTAGTACCAAGGGTGCTGCTGTTCCCTCTACTGCCAAAGAAGATGCAAAGCAGAAGCTTGCTTTCGAGAGGGAGTACAACGCTGCTAAGTCTCGTCTTATGGCTGAAAGACAAGCTGGGGATAAGGACAGGTACGAACGAGACATACAAAAGACCCAAGTACCTACCCACGAAGAAATCTTGGCTGCTATGGACAAGAGGGATACTCTTCCTTCTAGAGCTTTAGAGGAAGACACTACTCCTGAAGTAGCTAAAGCTGCTGAGAAGGTTGATGTACGTTCTATTCCTAACGAAGAAGAGTTCTACAAACACGCTACTGATGTCTATGAGAGGTACGGAGAAGCTGAAGCTCTGAAATTCTTTGAGGACTACAAGAAGAACCAAGCAGAGAGAACTATCCCTGTTCCCAAGGATGAGAGAGGTCTTGATGATGCTCTCCACAAGATTGATACCTTTCAAACTGCTGATAAGTCTGAGCACGTTACTGGATACAAAGAGAACACTGAAGCTGGTGTTACCGAACAAGAACGTGAACAAGCTTTCATGGCTCGTGAGATGGGACATGGAGATAAGGTTGGTGGTGTCTTAGGTGATACTCTCCGTAAACTAGACTCCGAAAACCTAGCTCTGGTTCGTAAAGCTAAAGGTATGGGACTAGATGTTGGTGATGAGTTCGTCACTGGTCAGTCTCGTATCCGTATCTATGGTGGTGTCAAGAGTAGCTGGAAGGACATGATTAAAGAGCTATTCGCTAACCGTATGCCCTTCTCGGAGAAGGTTGCAGACCAAGCGAATGCTGCTATGGAACGTAAGGTGTATCAACTTGAGGATGGTCGAGTTATTGAGATACACCGTCAACCAGAAGACAAGGTCCTTACCTACACAGATGAGTCTGGTAAGAAAGTTACTAGGAACATCAAGAAGGGTACTGAGTTTTTTGAATGGAGAGATGGTCAGAAGTCTCTCATAGGACACTCTGAGAACCTAGAGTTCAAGCGTGGGGATAAGGTTGCTATCAGGGGTAATGATGGTATTACCAGAGACTTGACTATGGTTGATGGTAAGGTGTATGACATCGAGAAGCACTCTCCTTACCGCTACCTACATGATGCTGAAGCTTCTGCTCGTCTAGCTAACATGGGTCTTCGTAAGATGGTTCGTGATGCAGAGCTTATGAACAACCTGATGAAGTCAGACTTGTTCGAGAGAGTTGGTCATGCTCCTACTAAAGACTTGAAGACCCTTCCACAAGGATGGAGAGTACCAGACAACATCGACAAGATTCCTCAACTAAGAGGATGGCACTTCGATCCTAAGACTGCTGCAATCATCGAAGACTTTGCTAAGGTCTGGGATAACACTATGTGGATGAAGTTAAGCAATCAGATTGTCAAGAACATGATGCTTAACCCTCTTCCCCATATGTTCAATGAAGTGATGCACTTGTATAACGCTCGTGGATTTACTGGTTGGGTTGACCCTCGTCAGTTAGGTACATTTGCTTCTACTGCTCGTCAAGCTTGGAGAGATGTTGGACAACAGACTCAGTTCTATCGAGACATCATGCGAGAAGGTGGCTCTGTCTTAGGTGCTGACCCTCGCAACAACTTGTTTGATACCATCGTTATGGATGCTGGTAAGAGGATGGTTGCTGACAAGGAAATGTCTAGAGGTATGGGACTCCTAGCTAAGAAGCTAGGTACTACTGTCGGTGATCTATACAACGGACTCTCTCGTAAGTCTCAGCAAGCCATGTGGTTTACTCGTGATGTGATGTATGTCCAGTACGTTCGAGAGATCATGGCTAGACAAGAGAAGGCTACTGGAACCAAGATGGAATTGAAGGATGCTATTGATATAGCAGAGAAGCATATGCCCAACTATCGTATGCCTTCAGAGGTGTTGGGTAGTCGTGGACTAGCCAAGGTTCTCAAGAACCCCAACATATCCATGTTCTCTCGTTACCACTATGGTATGGTGAAGTCTCTTGTGAACACCCTCAAGGATGTAAACCCCCAGAACCTAAAGACCCCAGAAGGCCGTAAACACTTTCAGGAAGGGGTAGACTCCATGTTGGCTATTGGAGTGGCTCTAGGAGTGTTATATCCTCTTATGGATACCTTGGCTCAGACTATGTTCGGGGAAGGTGCAGAACAACGTAGAGCAGGTCCCTACCACTTGATCCATGCTGGTGAACAAGTTGCTAAGGGTGAGAAGGATGTGAGTGCCCTCATCTGGCCTATCTTTACTTTCAATCCAATGCTTCTTTCTCTAGGCCAATTGGCATTCAACAAGAACATCTTTACTGGTAAGAAGATTTATCATCCCGAAGACCCTGTTAAGGATATAGTAAGTGATGTTGGAGCATATGGTATGAAGCAAGTACCACAAGCACCAGCAATTATGGGGGCAGTCCAAGAAGAGGGTGGAGAAGGTCAATTCATTGCCAAGCAGTTGGACATCAAGGTTAAGACTCCACAACAACGTGCTGCTGAGAGGACTGCTAGGAAGCGTGAAGCTGCTGCTGCCAAGGGTCGTGTGACTAAGCGTGAAAAGGGAACCTACAGGCCATGAACATTTTACTTATTGATGCCACTGGTGTCTCTTTGGACTTCGCTCTTCGTTGTAAAGCCTATGGACATACTGTACGGACATACATACGTCATAACAAAGATGGTTCTAGGTCTAGGATTGGTGATGGTGGATTGATAGAGCGTGTCCCAGATTGGGAGAAGCACATGAACTGGGCTGATCTTATCTTCTGTACGGATAACGTCTTCTACATCCACCAACTAGAACGCTATAGGGATAAAGGTTATCCTATCTTTGGGCCTAGCATTGACACTAATCGTTGGGAGCAGGATCGGCAACATGGTGCAGAGGTCTTTGAGAAGGCTGGCATCCCTGTTATCCCCTCTACAGAGTTCAAGAGCTACGACGAAGCCATAAGCTTTGTTATTAAGAACAACAAGCGCTATGTCTCTAAGCCTCTAGGTGATGGTGACAAGGCTCTTAGCTATGTCTCCAAGAGTCCTGCCGATATGGTCTTCATGCTACAGAAGTGGAAGAAGAGCAATGCTTACAAAGGTTCTTTTATTCTCCAAGAGTTCCACGGTGGCATTGAGATCGCTGTTGGTGGTTGGTTTGGTAAGTGTGGTTTCTCTAAGCACTTCTGTATCAACCATGAGTTCAAGAAGCTCCTAGCTGGTGATCTAGGTGTGTCTACTGGTGAAGAGGGAACCATTCTCTATTACACCGAAGACTCCTTGCTTGCTGATAAGGTTCTTAAACCATTGGAGGGGTATCTACATGGGCTTGGCTACACTGGTTATATTGATGTTAATTGCATTGTTGATCCTAGAGGAAATCCTTGGCCTCTAGAGTTCACTATGCGTCCGGGATGGCCCTTGTTTATGATACAACAGGCTCTTCATAAGGGTGATCCTGCTCAGTTCATGCTAGACCTTATTGACGGTAAAGATACCCTCAAAGTCTCTGACAAGATTGCTTGTGGTGTTGTCGTGACTATGCCTCCATATCCTCACGATAGAGGTACTCCTCAAGACGAACACTGTGGCTATCCCATGTTTGACTTGACGATGGATGATGTTATTAAGAACGTCCACCTAGCTGCTGTTATGTGTGGCTCTGCTCCTGCTATGGTTAATGGTAAGGTCAAGCTTAAGCACGAGCAATTTGTTACTGCTGGGAACTACGTCTGTATCGTTACTGGTGTTGGTGATACTGTTGAAGAAGCTAGGTGTGATTGCTATGATCGCATCAAGAAGAAGATCGACATCCCGAATAGCATTGGGTACAGAAATGACATTGGGTGTCGCTTAGAGAAACAACTCCCAGACCTAAAGAAACTCGGGTACTCCAACAAGAAGTATTGTTGATATATGGCTAAACTCACTGCTCCTATTCCCCGAGAGAAGATTGGAGAATCCTTCGTTTGGAGAGAGTGGTTTCAAAGACTAAGTGATAAGGTTGGGACTATGGCTGCTCAGGATGCTACTAGCGTAGATATTTCTGGCGGTGTTATTAATAACATCGACTGGCCTACCTTCAACCAAGACACTACTGGTACTGCTGGCAGTGTTGCTCACAGTGTAACCTTTAACAATAGTGGAACAGGTGCAGCATCTGGCACTGACTTTGATGGATCAGCTACTAGAACTATCTCCTACAACACTATTGGAGCACAAGGTACCGCTGCTCCGGTCACCAAGACTGCTGACTTCACCCTGGCAGACAAAGAGACTTGGGTTATCAATAACAAGTCTGGATCAACCTGCACTGTTACTTTACCCGCAGCATCATCTTGGTCTGGTCGAGTGGTTCATTTCCAGAACTACCAAGCGAAAACTTTGGTGTCAGCTTCGAGTAATGTTGTCCCACTTGTCGGTGGTTCTGCTGGTACTGCTATCCTCGCAGCGGTAGCGGGAGATACAGCAACTTTGGTTTCTGATGGTTCCAACTGGCTGATGACTCAGTATGTTCCTAATAACGTTCTACTCTTGGAGTAAGGAATGAACTTCTCGGATAAAGGAATAGCTCTCCTCAAGCAACTAGAAGGCTTTAGAGCCAAACCTTACGCTGACTCTGGAGGTAAGATGACTGTTGGGTATGGTCACCTTATGGTCCCCGGAGATGGTGTCGCAATTAACGACATCATCGAAGAGGTACAAGCTACAGGACTACTACAACGAGATGTTCTACAAGCTGTTTCTGGGGTAAATACCTATGTAAAGGTTGATCTAGATCAAAATGAATTTGATGCTCTAGTGATCTTTGTGTTTAATGTTGGATGTGAAGCATTCAAACGATCAACCTTGCTTAGGATGCTCAATGCTGGAGACAAGAGGGCTGCTGCTCTTCAGTTCCTTCGTTGGGATATGGCTGGTGGTAACCATGTTCCCGGATTGATGAAGCGTAGATTAGCTGAAGAGACTCTGTTCGTTACTGGTAGTTATGAAGGGACTTAATCATGGACTGGATGGATACTCTTAAGAAACTAGCTCCTACTGTTGCTTCTGCTTTCCTTGGCCCCTTGGGGGGCGTTGCTGTTGCTGCTGTTGGTAATCTGCTTGGGGTTTCTGATGCTACCCAAGATAAGATTGGTCAAGTTATTAGTAACAGCCTGCTAACTCCCGAACAAGTAGCATCCATTAAAACTCTTGAACTACAGTATCAGAATGATGAGAAGGAAAGGAACTTCAAGTATTCAGAGTTGGAGTTCAAAGACTCTCAGAGTGCTAGGGAGATGCAGATCAGTACTCATAGCACAACACCCACTATTCTTAGTTACTTGATAACTGGTGGGTTCTTCTCTATTTTGATTCACATGATGTCTGATAGCTATGTATCCAGTGAGCCTCTGCTAGTCAT